AACTACTGTCCCATCTTTGTTTTTACCAGCTCTTAACCAAGTTTGCGGAGCATCTAAACTTACAGGAAGCCAAACTTCATTCTTATCATTAGTACCAACAACACCATTAGCTTTATTAATACTATCTGTTGTTAAGAATTTAGATGTATCAATATTTAAATCGCTGTTATCTGTAATCTTTTGCTCTAATTCTGCAACTTTAGTTGTAGCAGTATCAGCAGAAGTTTTAATATCAATTAGAGGTGTTTTGGTGTTTCCCCCATCTGAACTAACATAACAATCTGTTAAGTTTAAATCTTTAGGTGCATTTGTTTGGATATCAGCCATTTTTTTAAAATCCTTTATTTGTTAAGCAGCGCAAAGTAAGCCATTGTTGTTGATTGTTTTTGGAAAGAACACCGAGCCATTAGTCATCACAATATTTGAGTTTAATGATAGACCTTGTGGGAGTGTTTTCGTGCCAGTTAAATAGGCATCAGGGGCGATATAGATATTACCATTCAGCACAAAATCATCAGGTAATTTACCAATTTTTTCTGGTACCACCATATTACCGTTCTCTATATAAATACCCTCTGGAACGACATCTAATGATTTTCCGTCAGTCGTTTTAAAGTTGAAGCCAGTGGGTGTTATTGATATATCTTCAATTCTTGCCCCTTCTTGACTATTCCCCAAAACAATAACCGTATTATTTCCAACAGCCTCCATAATACCTGCTGGACGAATAGGAAGAACACTATTAAAGGTTCGTGTCTCACCAGCACTGGTAATAACTTTGAATGTGATGCCAACATTTTGATAATTAGTACCTCCTGAAATCAAACATTGGAATGTTTGTTTATCAGTTGTAATATTACTTACATCTATATCGTCGGCTATTGATGTCCATGATACCGACTTTATCGTCTGCTTTCCTATTCGTTTTTCCAAAGAAAATGCATAATACAAAGCTTCTTCTTGATCTTTACTTTGTAAAGTAATGACCTCTTTTTCCAGACTTCCTGCTTTAAGAACAATTATTGAGTCATTTTCCATATATTCTCTCCTTGATAAAATTGCATAAAAAAACCTCTACAGTGAAAACTGAGAGGTTATTGGATAGTTTTTATAATTAAGAAAAGGCGGATCGTGCACCAAAGTCTTTATTTTCATTTATATAACCGCCGTAACAAAACATTCAACCAATCTTAATTCTGTTTGTTCATCTGGTTCAATAGGCCACCCTAGCCATCCATCTGATGGGTCTCGTGAGGCCTTAGCCATTCCGTTTTCAGTTGCCGTGATATGATCCTCCTTCGTTAATGGTCCTTCAACCCAAACAGGAATACGCCCAATCATTGCGATGCGAACATATTTATTAAAATCTTCAGTATCTTCTCTTTTACCATTCATCACCGCATATGGATCTGTTGAGATTATGCCAAAAGCTCGCTTTGGATCCGTACACAACTCCACTTCAATACCTGGTTTCACCGATCTCATCATGACTTGACCTGGAATATAACCCTCTTGATCGGATTTATAGTTTTCAGATAAATCTGCAGGAGCCCCTTGAGTTGTCCCATAAACATATAAATCTGAATAGAGACTTACTCTGCGCGTATGTAAAACGGTTTTATTTGCTGTAGACGATAAATCATCGCCAGAAGTATGTTTTGCACGATCTACCGAGATCTGCATAACTTGCCGTGTATTAACTGGCTGTGTATCCGCATCATCAGTACCAGCATAAATTAAATTAAGTAATCCTTTGCGATATAATCCACCGTCGTCAGTATTTAATAACTGAGGAGAAAATCCCCATAAAGTTGTTGATGTGCCAATACCATTTGTTCCCCCAATACCTAGACCACCCGTATTAACACCACTTACATTTAAGTTTTTTGCGTTAAAATCTTGTCCAGAACTTCCACTTATATTAGCCTTACCCGGTAACTCTTGACTAAAAATACGATTAATCGCATCTCCATAATTATCTAAACGACTGGTATGGGTAATGATTGTTCCTTCTGCAGCACTAAGGCGTTTATTAATATCATCAAGATCGCTTGGGCTGAGAATATATGTTTTTTGATCTTTACCATTTTCATTAACAATGACATATACACCATTGCTATCTTTACCGACCTCCTTGATATTACCAAAGCGACTGATAATTTTTGTAATAACCTTAGCTAATTGCCCCCAATCATCTTTCTCAGGATTTAATCCACCTGCTTCAATCGCATTTACAATTTCATCCATTAAAGAGTTATAATGCGCTGCAGTTAAATAAGTCGCTGGAACACCTGTAGCTGGATCTCCATCCGTTGCATATTGTGGTGTGGGATCAATAACTTTTTTAGGTGCTCTATCCGCCTTTGCCAAAGGAACTGTATGATTTGAAATTAATCTATCCATTCTTTATTCTTTCTTAAAATTATAACTCATCCGCAAATGGACCAAATAAAATATAAGTATGCACAGGTGCCATACGAGTAAAAATACAAGACAGAAACTGCAAATCTTGATCTGAACGAATACGCCATGTATGCGACCATTCTTCATAACCAAAAGGCCTATTAAAAGACGTTCCAAATCGAAACGGAGAATATTGATCTATGACAATATCAATCCCGAAATATTTCTTGGCATACGCAATATAAAAATCTGTTGAACTTTCAATGGAAGAAACCAAACGATCCACAACCAACATCTGACGCGTTGCTATGTCTTCAACTGGCCCAACGCACAGATCAGGCAATCCAACTGTATTTTCCCACTCGGTGATCAACTCTGTAGCCGTTGATGGAAAAGCAACCTTTAGCAACTCAATCGCACGATCACTATTACGCACATAACTTTGAGCAATGATATTTGCCCAAAACCACACCATTCCGCCCTCTGCCCGTGACCATATAGGCCCCATAGGCAACAGGTTAAGCAAGGCATTTCTAAAATCTTTACTAGTATAATTCGGGATCATGATTGAAAAGTAACCGTTCCTAGAGTAGGTAAATGCCCTTTACTTGATGGAATGATCGCCTCTGTTGGGTTGGCAATATGATATTGATTAATTGCTGTAATAGATCCAATCGCACGCTCCCAAGAACTAGGATAAAGAGAGGTTCCTGGTGCTGCTTCTCTTTGAAACATATCTTTTAACGCAGCTTTAATGGTTTCTTGATTTGCGATAGTATTATTCACACCTAAGTCTGAAATAACAAAATTAACAGGCTGGGCAATAGGAGAACATACAATAACCAAAGCCGTCACAGGTTGCTTTTTCCAAATAAAGTTCGCAACTGTTAATTGATCGCCAGAGGCTACATTATAACGATATTCATCCGTTGCTGATCCATCTTCACCCACAGGAAAGCCATCATTAGACAGATTGGCCTCATCACACATAATCCAAACAATGACTGTCCCAATTCCAAAACCATTCCGTCCAACCCATGCTCTCGATACCTGAGAAACTGACTTTGCCCACAAAATATATTCTTGTTCTCGTCCAACCGACCCAGAAATACGATACGCCTCGATCACTCTGTTACGATAGGTTTCTTCATCCTCTAAATCTGCACCACCTGTAATAGGGGTTAATGCCGTCACTTTCGCATTTACACCCGCCAAAGCATTTCCTAAAGTCAAGCTAATTCCTTGCCCAGCATTACCGTCTGATCCTGTATCAACAGATTCAATCGTCGCTTGATTATCAATACTATCTGCTAGTGTGACATAACTCCACGCATCTGGGCGTTTAATAATCGTTCCTTTAGGAACAATTACATTATCTACAGTAGTAAATTGCACAATAGCCGTCGCTTTGGTTGGGGCTTTTTGATAAACATTCTTTAAAACTCCCCACCCTGCCAGATATTCTTGAGTTGCCGTCCATGGCACAGCTTGTTTGGCAATGTAATCTAAATAGGCAAAATGCTGCCACGTTAATCCAGCTTGAACCGTGCCAATCGTGCTAATTACAGAGTTCTGTAATGTTGTATCCACCCCTGGAATACCTGCATTCACAATATCTTGTTGAGTTTGTTCTTTTAACTCACTTAAACTTGGTGTTTTAAAAGACATTATACCCCCTCCCATGCCCAGGAAAATAAAAAGATTTTCGGACTATATTGCTTGGGTTCTGTCAAATAGATTGAAAATTGTAGCAAGCCAGATTGAACCCATTTAACATCTGCATTCATACTATCCACCAAACCACTTTCAACCATCCAAGAAAGAGCCTCGTAAATCATGTCTTGAGCTGAGTCTATTATTGAATTTTTATCTGCTTTAACGGCACGTTTTAACTGCCAAAGACGAGACCCAATGGGTTCCGTGCGTAACATATCCCCCCACCATCCACGACGATCCCCATCCACTTTGCCAATAGCTGCGCTCTTTTCACTTTGTGAAGGCTCTAATGGTGCAACACGATCTGTAAACAACGATACCATCACCGAGCTGTAAATGGCGTGGTCAAGGGCAATGTCTCCATTTTCAATATGCCATTCACCCTGGCCTGTTTCATTACTCCAAACAATGCCAATATCTTTAATTTCTGTCATGTTGGTACGCCTGTTGGGCTGCCGTTATTTCCATTAGGATGTTCATGCATTTTCAAGCTAATAGATCCTGCTTTGACATCACCAGAAGCAACCATACTGCTAGCATTCACATCACCCGTTGCGTCGATCTTACCATTCACTTGCACATCACTATTAATAATGGTTTTCTTATCCTTAGGATTAATTTCAATGGATCCATCATTTTTTAAAAAGACCGAAGAGCCTGACATATGATAAATCGCCACTTCTCCAGATTTGAGTGTTTTGATACGATATCGTTGATCGTTGGTGGCAATCACAACCCCTTTGTTACGATCCCCAGACTGAAAGCAAGCTACTGCATCTGCACCAGGAAGTGGACTGCTAGCAAAACCATATTGCTGCATTAAAGGAATTTGATCCCTCACTTCATTCCCTGCAAATGTCACTTGAACAGTCGGTGTATTTTTCCCTGTAGATACACCATTGGTTAAACGACCAACCCCCAACGACATGTGGATCCGTGTGGCTGCTAAACGTGTATTATCTGCCATGATTTTTCCAATAAAAAAACCACCTCAATGGGTGGCTTTAAAACTAATAAATTAAATAAACTACTTTGAAATCTCTCGATATATTAATAAAGGAGTAACCGACGCAACATTATCTGGTCGCCCCATCGTTGAACGAATAGGAGGTATAATCTCTGTGAATAAATCCCATAAACCATTTCGACTAAACTCTATACTTTGATTAGAAACATCTTCATTTGGTTTAACATCTAATATTCCGATAATATTCCAAGCCCCCTTTAATGTTAATCCATATTTCATTAGAAGATCACTTGCCTGCCCAGTTAAAAACATCTTATCCAAAGTAAACCAAATATTTTTTGTATTATTCACCAAATGCCCCTGCAAAGAAAAAGGCAGTGAAGCCATAACTTTAGAAAATAGCTGTTGTTCTTTTTTCTTTATAATACCGGCAGCCTGATATATCTCCGGTGAAATAAAAGACTCTTTAAATGACTCAAAATCAATTAAATGCACCTGACCACTTATTTCTACAAATTGGCCAATATTAGCTTGTAAGATATCTTTTTCTAATAATTTTTTATTTTCCAGATAATTTAAAAAATTTACAGCATGTATCCATAATGGATCGTAGGTTCTTTCTAGGTTTAGTTCCTCCTTTTCATAAGGAGCAACCTTAAACCCGCCCTCTCCCCCGGCTTCAATAAGTTGAGATGTTTTCGCAACTACCTTACCTTCCATAGTTTGTGTCATACCACTACCAGAAAGTTCAGATTACTTTACTTGTTGTAAATATCCTAACTCATTCATTTGTGATAAAAACGAAGCAATGCGTCTGGTATCATTATATAAAAAATCATAAAGATTATTCTCTTTCGATCTTAATTCCTCTACGGATACTTTCTCTTCGTTCTTTGACACGAGCTTCTATTTCCTTTTGTTTTTTAATAATATCTTTCTGATAAGAGTCGACTTCTTTAACTGTTTTTAAGAGCATTTTTTCAAATATATTTTTTTTCATTGATATGCTCCCTTTCGCACAATATCATTGTTATTATAAAACGATAAGAAATAATAGACAAACTATATATTATAATATTGTTTTACTATATAAAAAAACAAGAAAACACAAAAAACTATCCCCCTGCCATTGCCTGCACAACACCACTATTAGCTGCATTCAACACAATAGGCTGTGGCATAAAGGCTTCTCTGGGCATTAAGGTAATTTCTGCATGAGTGCCATCATTTCCAAATCTAAAGACTGTTTCAGAAATTAAGAGCGTATTGGCTGTATTCACTTTTAATGTTGGGAACGAAATTGGTGCCAATGTGTTGGGTGTCCATAGCTTTCCACTTTGATCACGCCAACTATCCGTAATCACTTGCACAGATTGAGACCTTCCAAACCTGCGATTGACCTCCCATTGTGCGCGTTGTTGTGCAACTTGATAGCCTGCATCCCCCATTTCTGCAGAAATCAATAATGGACGATACCGTTTTACCATTGGATCAACCGCTGGAGGCGCAGCACTTAAATCTTTCATTTGCTGAGCAAGGTTATTGTCTTCACTGGGTAATACTTGTAAAGGAGCCATCGTTTGCAAGATCATATCAACAGAACTAAACCGCCCTGCCATAGACCGCCTGACGGAGACTTCTTCAACATTTTTCCCTTCAACAAATCCAGACGCAGCAACCTCTGAACCGACTTTACTGACAATAATATTGCCATCTGTATCATCATAAAATAATAATGCTGCTGCACGGGTCATGCGTTCAATAATTTCATAGCCTGTCTCTGTTAAAATAACAGAGAATTGAGGAATGACCACATCTTCAATAGATCCAACTGTTTTCACCCCAATGCCATAAGGCTTACATATCTCTTTAATCAGGCTAATAACTGGAATATTATTAAATTGATACGTCGAGAATTTTGCAGAACATTCGCACAAATCGGTTGTTTTCGATGTTCCTTGCACAGATAAAATATGCTCATTGGAACTTAACCTACGCGTCACCGTTAAAATATAACCGGTAATCACAGGTTCAGAACCAATACGGATGACACAAGCAGCTCCTTCTGGCAAAGCGCTGGCTTTGTCTGCTAGTTCTGTACATTCCAATTCAAAGGTTGAAGGCATGATCTCTATACCTCTACGAATAGAAACCCTGGTCCACCCATCCAAACGTTTTCCATTGACATCAATCGTTACCTTGTTTGTTTTTGCATTACTGGAGCCAAAGACACTGGATATCGCTGTATTGATACTCATGAGCTTAATACCTCTAGCGTCGTTGGCATGAAAGCTGGATGTACTGGGTTGGCTCGTTTAATGAGTTCTGATGCTCTACTCCCATCCGTATAAAGTTGTTGTGCCAACTGTAAGGATGGCAAAGAAACACTGCGCGTAATCGTTCTTAAATGAGGCACTTCCCCAGCTGCATTGGCTAAACTTTCCAAGACTTTGACACGCAAAGAACGTAATGCACTAACCGTTTCCATATTTTTATCATCAGTTGCAATCAAAATTTCACTTTGAAGTAAACTAGAAACCTTGCGACGCACTTCCAATACTTCATCCCAACTATCAGCTTGCCAGTTGGCTATCGCCTTGCAAAGGCTGGCCATTGCAGCTCTGCGACAAAGTGATGCCGTTGCTTTAATCAAGGTATTTTCTGCTTGTCCTAATGGCGCAACCGTTTCTGTAATGAATACTTGATATTCACATAATGGAAATAACAACGCCATTTGCGTTTTAGGATCATCAGAAAACCCCCGTAAAACCTCTGGTAAAGTTGTAATAGCACTTGCGAATTCTGTTGCTGTTGCCATATTAATAAACCCCGTTTACATCAAAATCTGGATCAATCAGTTTTACAGCTTTAGTTAAATTATCTCTATTGGTTGCAAGATTTAATAACGCATCACTCATTTGAGAAGTAGCTACATTTCCCAAAGAAGCAATTGGAATAGTGCCCGTACCTTGTAAAATAGCCTGTCCACCCCAATCACTGGCAATCGATACCGCTGTATTCATCATGCCAAGATTTAAAGGCTGTACCGTATCACTTAAAAAATCCCCAATCGCCGTATCAGACAACGCGTCAGATAAATCACCAACTAACGTTCCTGTTAGCTCTGTAATAAAACCAGCAATAGGATTGCTATATTCAATACACTCAAAATTAATTTCTACTTTATTTTGGATATTATCAGGCTCTCTCCATCCATAATTCGTAACAGAAACCTTTAACATTCCCAAAGTCGGATGAATTAAATTCCCTGGCCCTTCTTGTTCCACAGCATTAATTAACAATTGACGCTGCGTCAGATAGTCAGAACCTAATACAAACCCTTGGATATGATACCGCCGTTGAGAACGCCCTAAATCTTCAACCCAAACCGTATCTTTATTAGGATATTCATGAATGGCGGTTTTACGTCCATTTTCGCCAGCATTGCTATTAACCCAAAAAGAAACTCCTCGAAATGATGCTTTTCTCATTAAAATCCACTCGCTGATTTTGTTGCATCCATCGCTCTTTGATAAGTAATGGAATCAACGGTTAAACTCGGGCTGCGACTGTTTGCCTTAATATCCATACCTTGCGGTTTACCCTTTATCTCAATTTCCAGCACGATTTTTTGTGGTTCTGACGGACTATTATTGATCTGTGGCAGTCCGATTGCAGGCATAGAAGGCATAGTAACACCCCCTCCACCATCAAGCTGCCCTAAACCTGAGTTGGCTGTAATAGGCGTTACAGAAGCAACATTTGACATATTAGGCATACTTGGCATGGTTGCTTGGACATTATTATTTGCAGCAATCCCTTGAGGAATAGCTTGATTAAATTGAAGCAACCCACCATTCGCTTGACCAAGATGGTTTTGAAAATTCATCATGGCTTTTGTTCCCTCAGCAGAGAAACCTGATAAATCTTTCCCTCCAGAAGCTAAGAACCGCTTAACGCCTTTGCTTCCCGGACCATCATGATAAGCACCATACGCAGCAATAGAGTTCCCTTGAACGATTTTAAGCATTTGTTGGTAATATTTAAGACCACCTAATACATTTTGATAAGGATCAAATTTATTAACCCCCATATCTTTTGCTGCTGCATTTGTAAGCTGAGTATATCCATAAGCAGAGGTCGTTTTATTGCCAACCATACGACCACCACTCTCGGTCATAATCAAAGCTTTCATCTGAGCTGGTGATACAATACTTCCTTGAGTTGCCTGTTGAATGTAACCATTTAATGTATTATTAAAAACAGGACTTTGTCGCGCTGTTTGTTGTCCATTTTGAGAAACAGGAAATGGCACAACATTTGAAGCAACACTTGCCTTAGATGCAACAGGTGATGCTGGAACTCTGGTTGCTCGTTCGACCTTATCCGTCAATGAAGTAACAAGATTACTCACTTGCCCAGTCATTTTATTAATTTGTTGATTAGTTCCGTTACTTCCGTCTTTTTCTTTACTTCCACCCGTAAACCAACTGCCAATCCAACCACCATTTTTAACAGATGTAGCACCATTATCATTTGCAGCAACGCTGGGCGTATAAAGCGCGGATGATGGTGGTTGTATCTGCATTGTATTCGATACAGCTTCCGCTTGTTGTTTGGTCAATCCTAAAGCACTACCGACTTTATCAACTGCAGAAGTGATCTTACTGACAATATCTCCGATATAATGAAAGGCATTATAAAATGCTTTTTGAATACCATCTAACATTCCACCAAAGAAATTCGTTAAAGGCTCCCAATTCTTTTGAATAAGAGATACCATCCCCATAAATGGCTTTAAAATAATTTCAATCGCTTTAACCGATGTATCAAATATTGGTTTGACACCGCCCCATAATTTATCCCAATACGGCTTAAATGTATCCCAATGTTTATAAATATAAGCAGATACCCCACCAATAATCACCCCAGCAGCAGCAACTCCCCAAGCTACAGGTCCCATTGCAGCCAATAGTGATAATGCTGCTGGGACAACCATTCTTCCAATAGTCATCGCTAGAGTCGTAAACGGACTAATCATTGACATAACACTGCCAACGACTTTCATTCCCATAACACCAGCAACAACCCCTAAAACTGTTTTGAGACCACCTATTTTATCAATATTTTCTTGGATCGTTTGCGTAAACTGTTTAACAGAATTCCAAACCTGTTGCGCTCCAGACGAAACTTGTTGCCAATTAATAGATTTTAGATAATTAGCAAATTGCTGAACATATCCTGCAATATTTTGACTGATCCATCTTCGATTGACCGCAATCCAACGGGCCATATTTTCTATAATTGGCGTTAAAACAGGTTGAACCGATTGTGCAAGCGAGTTTCCAAACCCCTCGACCGACATCATCATGCGAGTTTGTGCCATTCTTAACCGATTGGCTGCATTCGCCCCAGCCTCATTCATCACCCCATATTTAAGAGCATCTTGCCTATACCGCGCCATTCCAGCAGAACTTTCACGCAAGAAAGGCAACATTGCTTCACCAGCACCACCTAAAGCAGCAACAGCTACTTTTGCTTGCGCAGCAGGATTTTTAATCCCTTGAATACGGTTGGCCAGATCCCCCAACACATCCTCAGCCTTACGAGCCGAACCGTCTGCATTATTAATAGCAATATGCATAGCATTCATATTCGCAAGAAATTCTGGATCTCGTCCGCCCCTTGCATTCCATATCTTATCCTGCAAAGAGGTCATGGACGAAGTTAGCGTTTCTGCAGAAACCCCAGCCAAGCGTGCGCCATTTTGCCAACCTTGCAGTCCTGAAACAGACATCCCCAATCGTTGAGAAGTCGATTGAAGATTGCTGCCAAAATTAGCCCAAGACGTTGCAAGGCGTGCCATTCCTGCAATCGTCACCGCACTGGTAATCGTTCCCAATACAGGGGCAATCTGTCCCATCACTCTAAAAGTCGAGGTTGCAGAGGCTCTGACACGAGAAAATCCCTCATTCAATCGGTTCATGCCAGACAGTTGAGAAAAACGATCGAAAGAACGTTGCAAGTTTTTAACAGGAGCTTGCATCCGTTCCATATTCGCATTAACGCGTTGAAAAATCTTCGTCGCGTTATCAACCGCCGTTACAGATACTGAAATAGGAGTGACCATATGTTATCTCTGTGCTGCTTTTTCGGCCTCTACCCCTTCAATGGTTGCCTTGTGCGCTTCCAAAAATTGGGACCAGGTCATTTCATCAATGACTTGAGGGGGCCATTTATATAAATAGATTAATTGACGACATAATTTTAACCATTGTGGCCATTGATCTGGCTGATAATTAAAATCAGGTTGTTTTGTAAAATCTCTATAAAATCTTCTAAAATTATAATCTAGTTGGTAAGTAAGTCTTTCCCAACCTTTTGAATATCGGGAAAAAAACGCATTAAATAATTCGTCGCTTTCGTAAAATCACTAATTGGTAATTTTAAAATTGTAGGTAGTTTTTGTTCTGTAACCTGTGTTAATAAGGATGCTTGAAATTCCAACCCACCAACAATTCCTTGTCCATGAGCATCAATTTTTTTCATTGCTTCCTTACGCTGTTTAACCGTTGGCTCTTTTAAATCAAGCGATGCAATTTGACTACCATCTGATAATTGCAATGGTGAAGCAAGAGGCATTTCCCATTGGTCATCGCATATTTCGTCGTCATTTTGTGTTTGAAACGTTGTTAAATACTCAATCGCCTCATCTAAAATACGCGTAGGAAATGCTTCTAAAGCATTAATCGCTACTCCAGAAACACTAGATACAAGCGCGATCTGTGCATCATATGCACAAACGGTCGTTCCTTTTTCCCCAGCATTTTTATATGAGGTAATTAGTTCATTCACAATCGGCTCACGAAGCGTCAATTCACGATAAATTTCATTACCAACAGTAATTTCTTGTTTTAATGAGATCGTTTTTGTTGGTTCCATTACGCAATATCCTCTACCACATCATCCCCTTCGAATTTAACTTCATAAGTCCCTTCTTGAGTATTCAATTCTGGTTGTTCAACCAACCACATTTCATTGCCTGTTACCACTTTACCTGTAGCCAAACGCACAATAATCGTTGCCGTTTCTTTGCCCATCATTTCTAAAATTGGCTTGTCTTTACGATCAATTAATGTTGCTGAAATAGATCCTTGTGTTGGCATTTTTGTAAATCCAGCAACACCCGTTTGCGCTACTGATGTTTCACGTTTAAATCCATTCGTTGTGAATTTAATATCCTTGGCATTCCAAACCTCACCATCAATAGTAAGGGTTCCATAACCACCTATCACTCCTTGTGTTGAAGCCATTTTGACTATCCTTTTGTAAACTGACAATTCCCAGCAATAACAAAAAGCTGGTCTGAAAAACGATATGGCATTAACAGTTTAACTGTGCCTTTGCCTATATTCTCGGCTTTTAACTCCGCAGCAAACCCTTCAGCATCTTGCACCCATAAGTTGTTTGCTTGGGTTCGGTACCGTGCAATACAAGTTTTGCCAATTAACTCTGCTGTTGTTGCTTGCTGTCCTGCTGTAATTTTTGCTCCATCCCTTAACAGCACACACCGGGGAAACTGTGATGCCAAATATTGCTTCATATCTTGCAATGCAAAACTGGCCGTTAAAATAGTTTCAATATTGAGATAACTATTATCTTCCTCACCATAATTATTGCGTTTATAGGTGGTGATCAGGCGTTCAATGGTTACGTCATTATTATCATTCACAACAAAAGTTGAAATTCCATCATAAAGCAGAGAATTGCGTTGACTAAAAATAAAAATGCCTAAATCACTAGGAGGCATTACTTTTAAAACTAATCCTGTGATGGGAATAGCTGGATTATCCCGCATACTCACTGCTACATGAGCACCAACTTGTGCAGCCCAAATCATCGGATGGGTGGGGCTATCTGATGTAGCCATCACCGTCATGTGTTGATCATTCAGCTGATCACCAATAACCGTTACCTCACCATATGAACCTGCAATCGCTGTAATGCTATGTCCATATAATTGATCTGTAATTTTCCATCTGCCAGATTGATCATCTAGAAATTCAGTAAACACAGATAAAGATTGCATATCTGTAAAAGGATGAATGAACAAATCAAATTGACGGCTTCCTAAAGTGGACAACAAAGATACTAAATTCGTTGGATATCCAATTCCATTTTGCATTGAAGAAATTTGTACACTTAAACCATTAGGAAGTGTTTGACCTGAAATCTCACCAAGTAAATTTAAATTCAATGCAATATCATTACCATATTGCCCGATATTCTTTGCGGTAAAGATGATTTTTGAATCTTGTGCTGTGGCTTCTACAGGAAGATGAATATAAGCATTCACTTTATCGGCTAGGTTACCCGCAATATCATTAGACAATTCATCTTTATTAACAAAAAGCTCTATTAACTTATCGCCAATATATAAAGAGATTTTACCACTTTGCGTTGTCACCCCATTGAACTCTATAGATCCTGTGGCTTTTGAACCACTGGGATCTGATAGAGGTAATATCCACAACTCTCCACTAGAATCAATTTTACGATAGGCTTCGACCATTAAGGCAATTTGTGAACCTGCTCCATATAATCCTTGTGTAGAGGTCACCCCTGCGCAATTAACCGCAATATCAGGCTGTCCAGTGCCTGTCGTTAACATTTGTCCAATTAATAAAACTCTGCGTCTGGTTGTTGCCGTATTGGCTTTGGACGCATCAAGGGCAAAATAAACTCCAGGCACGCGATTATCACTGGAATAGCCAGAAATAGAAATTGTATCAACCATCCTTATTTTCCTTTTTTCCTGATTTAGACGCCTGTTGCACTTTTAAAATAGTCGCAGGCGTATCTTGAATAACCACATCGCCCGTAATGATTAATCGGTTCCAATACAAATCATTTGGAACATTTTCACCTTGCTCTGACAAAAGACGCGTGGTATTAGGCCAACGAACCTTTCGCCCATGTGCTGGTTTTACAAACATATTTTATTTTCTCTTTATAACTTAAATGGTTTGACCTGATATATGCGTCAATTCAGGGCCTACTGGATGATAGTTTTCATGATATTCACATGTCATGACGAACCGAATCTCTGCAATTGGTTTGCTCGTATCCGCATTAAAAATAACATCTGTATCAAAAGAAGAAATACGCTCAACCAGCTGTTGAAACTCATAATCACACATAATGGCGTCTTCTAATTGATAGAGAATATCATCAAGCTGTAGCGTCCCATCTTCAGTATGCACAAAACTACAAAAATATTGAATCACCAACGTGGCCGTGCGTTTAAAAACAGGCGTACCAACAGTTATAGCTTCTGCTCTATCCGCTGGAGATGACACATAAATACAAGGTAATCGATCTTGAGGAACACGAATGGGGAAATTTGCAAAAACTTTTCCATCTTCTAAAAGTTTTGTTTTTCGAATGATTTCTACCAGCTTATCTCGCAAGATCGCTCTGTATAACCTTTTACTGGGTTGCATTTAAATCTCCGCATTATTCAAAACCAAATGCGCCCCACCTTGACCGTCCTTTTGCACTTCTTGGACAGAATAATCTGTTCCATTAAAAGTCACCTTATCATCCATATCAGGTTCAATCACGAAATCACCCAAAGAAACCCCGATAACAGTGCGAGAAGCCATAACCCCACTGCCCCCAGCATCCATTCCTGACATCGGATCATGCTGAAGAGTAACCTCATCAAATACCGCTTTTATCTCTACCGTTTGCCCTGATTGATGTTGATAAATCACAGGTTTCCCAAAACTTTCTATACAAGGTTTGAGGGCTAATGTTTCAAAATCAATCGACATCACTACCTGCTTTGGGATTATGCGTTTTAGGCACAATAATCCCCCCTACGGGTAACATACTTCCTGCCACTGCATAATAATTCTTAATTAAACGATCAGCATCTTTGGTTGGTAAATCAAGCGTTGTGCCCCCTTTATACTCAATGCCATTATGACGTAATGTCCGAAGACTCAAAAGCGTCACTGTTGTTTTACCAGTTGATACAAAAGGAGCAGAAGGTTGATTACCATTCTGCTCTTTTGAATTATCATCTGAGGTTAGATCTGACTGAGGCTGTTCCTCTGATTTGCTTTTTGTCAGATCATTGTCTTCCAAAGGTGTGACAGGTTCTTTTTCTAACTCTGTCACGTCAGATGTTTGTGAATTTTTAGCCATTTTCATATCCTTGTGCAACATGAACAACAAAACTTGCATCAATCCGTGCTGGAAACACTAACGGAGCAGATTGCAACATAATATGTAATAAAGCAGGGTCATCAGGTACCCACATTTTAGGAACATACGCAACGGATTGATAACCAACGTTACCATCCATAATCACGCCATAAGCCCGAATACCTCTAAGTTCATCTTCTGAAACCCCAATCACTAAACCATCAGGAATCATTGGACGTTCAACATTATCATCATCCACATACCAATCATTATACATCCAGACACGATAAGTTCCCCAATACCCCATCATCATTGCCCCAGCAGCAGCTTGTGGACCGAGATGAACATTGGCATCATTATTATTGCGAATGGCTGAGTTTAAGAAGATCTGCTGCACATCTTGGTGCTTTATAAAAGCATCATAAGCAGATTTTGTGAAAATTAAATCCGTAACCTGCGCCCCAGATACATTCAGCGTTCTAATAACCAAATCTCTGATTTCTTTGGTTGGATTAGCCGTTGAATTAGGATCATCCCACATATCTGTTCCAGAAAGAACAATATTAAGTTCAGATGAACGGTTAAAATTGATAATGGTTTCTGGAAATCCATTCCCTTTGATGACTAAATACCCATTAACTAAACATTGTGCAGCCATCCATTCCTGACGACGTTGCAACATATCTAGCTGATCTTTGATTTCCAAGGCAATATTAGCATCATATCGTTGTCTAGGGGTCATTTGGTTACCCCCAATTTGCTCCCCAATTGCACGCATAACAGGTTTATGCATATCTGGAATACGTTTATCTTTGATATAAGGTGGCTTAAAGGTTTTGGTTTGAATCGCTCTTGTTTCAACCAATTTTCCTTCATGTAAAGGAGAACAAAAAGGAGCCATACGCCGTTTACCAACATCGATATCAATAGCAACTTCTGCTGTGGTAGATAGGAGCTCTCGTTTAAAAAAACCATCCAACAAAAAAGACTGTGAAGCTTTTAAATTAGGCACCACATCAATCAACGTCATCGTTGAATAAATTGGAAAATCAGTTTGTGTTTCTGACATTTATTATACTCTGTTAAAATTTAAGTTGGGTTATCAGCATTGACAACATCTTGGAAAAAGAGTGCCAAAGGTCGTGCTGCATCACGTAATGTTTCTAACGTCCAAGAGTCATCCATAATGATTCGATTGGCATTAAACTCACCTGTAAAATAACCACCAGCCCCAGAAACATCACCAGAACCTGTATCGTAAGTATCCACCAACACAATCAGTGATTTTTCAGATCCATCCGTTGCTGTAGCTTTTGACACCACATAAACACCCGTTTTATCTTTACCAAGGATCGTCCCACGTCTTAAAATACCCTGGTTCCCTTTTAACGTGATATTTTGTGGAACAGGTTGTAACTCCCCTGCAATTAAATTATCTTGGCGATAGCTAACATCTCTGTTCCCAAAAATTTGCGCTGTGCCACCCCAAAATGTTGTCATAATTGTATATCCTTTTTCACTGAACCCGTTACTTTGCCTGCATTTAAAATACTGGCAGCAGCAGCTTTGATTGGATTAAGATGTTGATTTGTCTGAGGCTTGCCGATACTGACCGTTTGACGACTTCGCATCATTTTTTGATCATAAGCTGATACTTTAGAAGATCTGCCTGTGGAGTTTGATTGGGCAATACTCCCCGATTTTAATACGCGTATTGCCTGACTGCAGGGCATATTCGTGCCAAAAGCCAATTCTGCCGCCAATGGCAAATTATTTGCTGCTTCTTTACAGCCAAAAATCGCTGCACAACGCCCACGCTCTCTTGCCCTTGCTTGGGCTGTGGTATCATCGTCTTCATCCTCAGCATCGGTTTCATCATCCCCATCCTCTGCGTCTGGATCAGGATCATCATTAGCATTAGGATCATTTGGATCATCTTCTGCTTTTTTAGACTTAGCCTTTTTGCTTTTTGCCCTACTATTTTGCTCTTCAGGATCATCTGGATCTTGACCATCATCTCCAGCATTATTATCTGGATCGTTATTTTCTGCTGTTTGATCGTTTGGATCTGGTTCCTCAGCTCGCGCACGCAAACCAACCAAATGTGCAAAACGATTAAATGCCTTACTCATTCTTTATTTTCCTTTAAATTCTCTTGTAAATAAAAACGCTTCATCAGCCGACATCACAAAGTCGGCTAATCCTGCATCAAAACCATGTGGCCCCAGAAAGGTTCCTGCTTCCATATCTCGTATTTTCTGAGCAGATAGTTTTCGGTTTCTGGCGACTTGCTCAACAAACAGCTCACCTAAAAAATCAACATCCGCTTGGATACGTCCTAACGCCCCTTCACTCAAAGATGTTGTTGGCGCTGTTTCCCCCTTATAAGCACCATAAGTAATGGTCGTGATTTTAATGCCTTCTTGATCCAATGCTTTGGTCACATCCGTATGCATTGTAATCACACCAATACTGCCCACGCCCCCTGCTCTTGGAACCGTCACAACATTTGCTGCACTAGCAATCGCGTAGGCTGCGGAGTAAGCACTATCATCACAAATAGCAATCACTGGCTTCACAGAGCGAATTTTATAAATTACATCAGAGAGATCAAAGCATCCTGATGCAACGCCTCCTGGGCTATCGATTACCAAAACGATCTTACGAATACTTGAATCGTTCACTGCTTTGGCCAGCTGATTACGAATATAACCATATCCACACGCCCAGCCTGAGTAACAAAAGTCACCAGGAACTAAGATCCCTTTGATTTCTATCACCGCTATATCATCATATGTTTCAGAATTAGGAGAGTCTCTTGCCCCCATATCCGCCAACATACGTCGATCACTTGCCATGATTTCTTTGGCCAAAGAAGACGCACGTCCCCCTTCCAACGCCAAAGGTCGGTTCAAAAATTCAATAATATTCATCATTTGTCTTTATGGAGTTGGTTTTTGTGGCGGTTGTGCTGCTGATAAAGCACAGCCGTTTTGTTGTGGTCCAGCCCATTCGGGCAAAGGAATACCTAATTCTTTACATCGTTTAATTTCAATCGCACGTTGATTAAGCGTTTCTTCCCAATCTCCGCCTGCATTTTCCGCGATTTCACTTTCTAACGTTGAAAGCCCTGCCTCCATTCCTAAAACAGAGCCTTCTTTTTCAGCAACAGGATCAATCCAACCACGCCCTGGGCCAAGCCACTGACATTTTGAAATCGGTGTTTTTAACAACGAAATATGATCAACCATCCAATCATATGTTGCCCCTTTGGGCCATGGAAGGTCATCGACTATACAACATTCTTCAAGCCATGCTGCACGAATTGGAGAAGCAAACCCCGTTGCAAAATTATCTCTCCTACGCGTTAGTGTCTTCCATCCCTCCAACGCTGCAGCTCTGGCAGAGGAATAATTTACATCTGACCAATCATTACTGACTTGCTGAGCCGTAACCCCTGTGCCAGCTGCAATATGACGCAGTGCTGTTCCTAAGAATTCTTTATATTGATTATGGGGATGAGATGCACTGACTGTATTAATCCTCTCCCCTGGGAAGAGGGTTGGAATACGTGCGCCACCAAAAGTAACACTTTTACCATTGTGATAATCAACGCGATTATTCTGGTATTCCTTCATACCATCCTCAACATCCAATGCCTCCGCAGCGGATACAGGATCAAAGGGGCTTTCTAAGAAAAGAGATAGCATGGAACTTATCGTTGCTGCATCCATCTCTGTCTGATCATATTTCGTGATCATTTTTAATCTTTGAACGATTGGGGTTAATATCCCAGCACCTCCACGATGTTCAGAGGCACGATCCGATTCAAAATAATGAACAACATTGGGTCTTCCCCACTCTGTTTCTTTATCTACATATTCCCAAGTTGTGGTTTTACTGAGTGCATAATAATCAGAAATATGTGCCTCTCGGAAGTGGTATCCAATGGGTGCGCCATATTGATCAATCTGCACCCCACCCCGACAATACATCTCATCAATGCCTTGATTAGGATTGGACAAACGATCTGGATCAATAAGTTGCACCGAAGTCGCATATAAAGCCTGTTGGCTCAACCGTTCAGGAATATAATTCACCATCGCCACCGCATCGCCATCAATTAAAGAATGGCACATTCCTGCATACATCATTTGAGAAAAAGTAAGCCTGCGTCCCGTATCACAATAACGCCCATCATCATTTGCCCAAGACCGCCAGTGGCTATCAACAACACTGCTCCACTCCGAAGCCCATTGTGCATCAAAAGCAAATCCTGTTTTCACAGCTAAGGTTCGATAATCAGGTTTTGTTAATGGACGAAAAACACTGCCAACCGCATTATCCAAAATCCGAATAATAATGCCAGCAGCCCAGCCATCATTACGAACCAAATCCCGAACACGACTGACAATCAAATCACGCCAAGGGTTTAATTCAACATCAGGCGACGTTAAATAAGGAAACCAATTCCCAGTATGTGCCCCTGTATTATCCGCAGCATCATAAGGGACACGCCCCCACCCACCATTCAACGACATCCGTTTGTTGGGCATGGATTGAACCATCGGTTGTCCATATTGATCTAATATTGATGATACTTTGCTCATCTAAACCGAACCCCGATTGCTCGCCTGCGATTAATCCCCAAAGCACGTTGCAAGTCCATGATATACCCCTGTAATTGCTGCATATTGGCTTGGGTATAAGTCACCGACTTCGCCCCTGTTTCTTGAGAATACGAGACAGAAATAGGTTTATTTCCAATCAGCAAATCATTATAGGCTTGTTGTGCGTGGGTTAAATAAATCTGTAATGTTTCTCTTGATAAATTAGACCATATTGTTTTAGGTGCCAGATCATAGGTCATCATGGTCTTATTTTCCTTTGGTTAAAATACGATCAATCGCTTGTTCTAAATAATGATTGGCGTTTTTATTGATGAATTGCTCGACTTTTTGGTGAAAGCCCATTTTAGGTTTATAACTTGCTTTATCAACGAAACTGACCAAACGGGTTAAGCTATGTTGTTGTCGGTTTAATAAAAAGAACCCACCAGGCTTGCCGTTTTTTCCTGATACTTTCAGAATAGACTGTGCTTTACCTTTGCCCTTACGTCCAGCAGCTTTGACACGTTGCAAATCTTGTTGTGCTTTCTGGGCAAGACTTTTTACATAACCTTTCGGCAATGCCCCTGAAGCATTCTTTTTGGCATTCGGTGCAGCGACCACCAAGGCTTTTGCACTGGGATTTACACTATTATCCGAAGGCGTTCGTGTGCCACCATATTCTTCAAATTGTAGATATTTTGCTTGTTGGTCTTTGATAAAAACATCAATTTTTAAGGTATTTTTTGTTGCACGATGATAAGAGACAGCATTCCGTGTGAAAGCATTGGTATTATTAAAGCTATTAGGAATATCCTGTTTGACTCTATCCATTGCCGCTCTTGCTGTCATATTCAACCCACGTTCAATTGCATAAGGTATATCTTTGGACGCAATACGTTGAAGTTCCAACGATGCGTGTTTTGTATTGATACGAAGAGTGGTTTTCATGAAAAATTTATTGCATAAATATAATAAACATATATTTTATTACTTTTAAGAAAGGACTTTATAATGATTAAAAAAATTCTTATTGTTCTTATTGGAACAATCTTACCAACTATTTCATATGCTCAACAAAATTCTCAGCAACCTACTTATGAAAAAACAGAACAAACACAGTCAGACAGCCATCAAAAAGACTATTTTTGTTGGAAAGGACAAGATAAATATACAATTGGTTTTATCTATGAAGATAAAGGCATTAAGCAAGAGTGCAGATTAATTAAGGATATGAGTAAAGACGCATTAAATCCAGATTACTATTCCAAATGGGTTGAAATTAATTAACTCTTCATCTAAAATGTATCAATAATCTATTTCAACTTATAAAAACCCCTTAACGAACTCTTTCCTTGCCTTCACAGGATCTTTCTTTTCAGATTGATCCTGTTGCTCTTTGGGCAATCCTGAGACTTCTACGGTTTGTTCAACCATCTTCAGTGGTTCATGATTTTGTTCCATACGGTCAGCCAAAGAGTTCAATTTAACCCCTTGCTGCATTAACCCACATAAAGCAGCATAAGAATACACCGCCAAATCCAAAGCCTCATTTGCCCGTCCTGGGGTTTGTTCCCAGACACGAACGTCTTTACCACCGATGCGTTTCCTTACTGAACGTTCAGAAACAAGCTGAGCAAAGAAATTTACATCTCGATCTTGAGGATAATGCATATATCCTGGACAAGCTGTTTCGGGTGGTGGTTGCTCCAGCTTTAGCCTTGACCGAATAATATCTTTCGCAGCATTTACGCCAATAATATATGGCCTGAACCCCTTGGTTCTTCTGGTTGGACGTTTTGATGGCCAGACAGGGGAACGTTGTCCACCTTGTGCTGATTCACCCTTAATCGCCCAAATCCTACGACCAAGACGTGCCTTACAAAACTCATAAACCCGTTGTGTATGATGACCGCCAGAATCAATACAAGCTGCCATAATACTAAAGGCTTGGCCATTCGCTTTAACCCATTGACGCTTTAGAACATGATCAACCTCTTGCCACAAGGCTGGACAATCTGGATCACCATCAATCACCACATGCGCAATTGACCAGCGTTCTTCATTCCGCCCCCAACCTACGATTTCCAGCTCAACACGATCATCCTGTGTATCGCCTGCTGCTGTTAATAACACCACACCCTCAGGAACCTCACCTGCCCAAACTTCGGCACGTCTTGCCAATGTTAATTCAGATAATGCGCCTTCACCTCGATCTTCAAAGGTTTCCCCAAGGGTTGTATTGACGAAAGTCTGTAATTCGATCGGATCTGATTTAACCCTTAGGAACTCTGCAACCAACAATGACCATCTAGCATTGGGCATCAAAGAATAAAGCGAGTTAATATGAAATGATGCATGTCCTTTAAATGGTGCTGCTGCACGCCATTCACCGCCATGAATTAAATCAGGCTTGTCTTGTTCCGCAATAATGCAACCATTATGTTTGCACACATAATGTGCTGTTTCGGGCAAGTCCTTTCCTTGTTCGTCTTTATCCCATTTAACCCCATGTGCTACATCTTTACCGCCCCATTCTAAGATCTGGAACTCTCCACATTGAGGGCATGGCACATAAAAGCGACGCTGATCCCCTTCTTGATAGAGTTTTTCAATACGAGATAAGCCTTTGATCGTTGGCGTTGATCCAGCCACAATCTTTCGGTTCCAGAAAGTTTCTGACCGTTTAGTACCAAGGGCAATCTGATCCCCTTCTGATCCTGCCCCTCCAACAGGATAACCATCAACCTCATCAAATAATACGATTTTCACCGTAATACGACGAAAGCCTCCAGGTGAATTAGCACCTACCAATGCAATAGATGCGCCGTTCTTCATCGTCTTTTTAAGTAACGTATTCTCCCCTGATCTGGTTTTTGGATCTGGGGCAATGTCTGCCAATACCGTCGTATCACGCAGCATCGGTGCAATTTCAGACTTTGAGTAATCCTCGGCATCCTCTACACGGGGTTGCACAACCAGAATAGGACTTGGATCTTGGTGTAAGTAATAGCCCACCACATGATCGATAATCTTGGTATAACCCACACGGGCGGATTTCATCACAGAGACTTTTTCAACCCTTGGATCTGTAATGGCATCCATCATCCCCACTTGATAGGCATAAGCCTCAAACCGACCTGTTTGTGCGCTGGTTTCTTTGGAAAGATACGCATACTGCTCTGCCCATTGGCTGAGACTTAATGCAGGTGGTGGGGCAAGATTAAGTTTCTGCCCTTTCTGTAGTGCTTTCCAAAAGGTTGTTCTCCCTTTCTTGTAATTGTTGGATCCATCGTTCATCCTCGGATAATTCTTCTAGTGCTCTGACCATTAATTGATGCATTTTCCCTTGAGTTTCTGCTACGGTTTTGCAGTTAAATATCTGAGGTGCCATTTCCGCTGGGATAGCGAGTAAGCGTGTTCTAATCGCACTGAGCTGCAATGATAATGCTGAAACAACATCTTCAACCTTAACAACTGTCTCCAATTCTTTATCATACTCAATTTGTCTCAAACGAGCCTCATAACTTGCCTTGTATAGCTCTGCCTCTTGACGAGTTGCAAAAATAGGAGAAGATTCCCCACAAGGTATTATCCCTGATTGCAATAACTCTATATTTTGATATCGATCTTGTTTACTAGCCAACCAAGAGTTAAATGAAACAACTTCTATCTTTCCATCTTTAGAAAGCACTCTCCCAACTTTTAAATGCTTACGCATTGCTGCGCGACTAATCTCTGCACGACGAGCAGCTTCACTTATTGTTATATATTGCTCTGAAATATCCATTACACCTCTTGACTAAAAAGAAGGTGGAACCAAAGTGGAACCAGTTGAATCTTAAGTTTTCAGGGTTCCAGTTAGGTTCCACCCCATATATTATGCTATACCCATTGATAAACTACTGTTAATTGATTGTTTTTAGGGTGGAACCTCTGCAACCAAAGTGGAACCTAGGTTCCACCCTGTTTTGAGTAGGAAACTCTAAGGATGTAGCGATTTTCTAGGGGTGTAACTGGAACCCCTAAAAAACTCATTAGCTAGAGATTATTCGGGATTGCGAATTACCTGCGATGTAAAAGAGGCTAGGAAGGACCCAAAAAATATCTATTATTTTTTATAACAGTGCCATAATAGTTCTATTGTACTAAATAAAAAAAGCGAGTAAAATAACAGTTATGAAAATTATAAAATATACGTTGGCTTTTACTATCAGCACAATTATTATTGTAAATATAGGCTATGCCAATACAACTAATGAAATTACACAGCTTATACAAAAAGCCGATCAAGGCAATGCAGAAGCCCAATGGGATCTTGGAAATTTTTATTTTCGTGGACAAGGCGTTCCTAAAAATATTAATAAATCTCTAACTTACTTTAAGAAAGCTGCCGACCAAAATCTTGCAAAAGCACAGTTCCGATTAGGAGTTATTTATGTAGTTGAAGACGGTGTAGAAGGAAAGAGCAAAGAAGGCCTCTCTTATATTAAACGTGCTTGTGACAATCATCTTGAAAAAGCTTGTAAATCCTTTGCAGAAATACAAGAAAAAGAAAAACAAAGTAAAATTCAAGCTGATACCGATACACAACTCATATTAGCAAATAAATATTACAATGGTAAAGATGTTCCTCAAAACATAACAAAAGCTTTGGAATTATACATAGACGCAGGAAATAAAGGAAATATCAAAGCCCAAATGATCCTTGCGAATATTTATTACTATGGCAAAAACACACCTAAAAATGTTGTAAAAGCAATTAACTGGCTTTCAAAAGCAGGAGAGCAAGGAGACCTCACTGCTCAAAAGATGCTAGGGTTCATATATTATCAAGGCAATGAGGTTCCCCAAAACGATGCAAAAGCAGCAATATGGTTCGAAAAAGCTGCTAAGCAAGATGATATGATAGCTCAAAGTATGCTTGGAAATATATACTCCCGTGGTAGAGGTATTATACAAAACTATCCCAAAGCTATAGAGTTCTATACCAAAGCTGCGAACCAAGAGAGTATCCCCGCACAAAACATACTAGGCATGATGTATTTACAAGGTAAGAATATTCCGCAAGCGCCTAAAAAAGCTGCTGAATGGTTTACAAAAGCAGCTAACCAGAACGATGCACAAGCCCAATATAATCTTGGAGTAATGTATAATGAAGGGATTGGTGTAACTCAAAACAAATTAAAGTCTATCGAATTATACAATAAAGCAGCCAGTCAAGGGCATGCCCAAGCCCAATATAACCTAGGAATAATATATCTGAAAGGCGAAGGGGTGCCTAAAGACCCAACAAAAGCTAAAAAATATCTTCAACAAGCATGTGCGAATAAAGACGAAGACGGCTGTAAGATGTATAATGCGTTAACTAAATAAAACGCCCATTTTGTCATATATTAAAATAGTTTTAACAAAAGTACAAGCCCCTATTTTATAAATCTTTCATGGCTTCTTCGAGCAAAATGAACGTCGAAAGCACCTGACCCATTGTGTAATGCAGGTTCAGGTGCAATTTTTCAGAGATTTGCTTACTACCCATATTTCCCAACACAATCATATTTAATAAACCACGGTGGTATCTTCCCATCTCCGTCCAGATTTTAAAGAGTTTATCATACGCCTCACTCTGTTTTAACGTTGGACCATCATAATGCCCATGAATGCCTTCTTTTAGTAAATTAATCTTTGCATATAAATCCCCACTACCCCCAAAAGACTTTTCACAAAGAATGGCATAACGTTCTGCAGCATCTCGCTGGTCTTGATTAATGCTGCCCCGATTAAGCATTTCATCATAAACACATTTACGACGCAGGCGCGTGACCTTCTGTTTCTGATCATCAGGATCAACCGCAGTCTCTAGAGCAAATTCCCCACGTTTATATGGCAACTCCAAATGATGTTTTGTTACCACTGCAGGCAAAGCACTGATTTTCTTTTTACGTCTATTCGCCATCTTAAATCCATCCTAATTGTGGTCGGTGGTTACATCCATGCTCAAAAACAAACCAAGCATAAGCAAGGGTTCCTGTATTTTTCTTCCCTTGATAATCACCTGGATACATCGTCAATCTCTTTTTAATGACCCACATTCTGGCCAATGGAGATTGTTTAAAAAACTCTGCTCTGCGCTCTGATTCTAAAAACGCCAATCTTAATAAAGCACAGACTTTACAAGTTGTGACTTTCAGGGCCTCTTGAATAATAGGAACAGCATCTTTAAACGGTGGGTTAGTTACAATCACATCCCATTTTTTATCTTTGGGGCTTGTGATAAAATCTTGTTGTTTAAATGTTGCCTGTAAAGATGGGATCTCGATGCCACGATCAACCAAATCATGACATTCAATATTTTGATATCCTGCTTTGTGAAAAACAGTAGGTATATTTCCTTTCCCACAGCATGGGTCAAGAATAGAATTCCCAAAATATTGCTCGACCTCGATCAGCTTTTCAACACATTCAGGTGGTTCAACATACCAATCTTCGCTTTGTCTCCTTACTTTATTCATTGAACTTATCCTTCGATATAATATTAAATATATCATCCCATAAACGACAAGTAGATTCCTCAATATATATTGTTAAAGTAAACAAAATTATAATTAATAAAAGCAATAACCAAAAGTTCATACTATAACCCCAAAAAACTGTTTCATTGATTTGCAACTTTATCAGCCAAACCAATTCGACCACTTTCCAAATTGGGAATAAGACCTGATGTTGGAACATACACAAAAGTTTTATTAGTTTGATTATCCAATCGATTAATCCACATCCATTGAAGATATGCCTCATTATTTTTTAATGATTCACCAATAATTTTATTAGCTTGGGCTGTTCCCTCAGCTTTTAATACCTCTGCTTCTTTTTCAGCTTTTGCTTGTTGAATAATAATTAATTTAGTTTGCGTTGCTTTTGCTAATTCAGCTTCACCATTTAAATTGGCAATCGTCACTTCATAATGAGCAAAAATATATCTTCCGCCTAAAAACAACATTAAAATCAACAATATAACGCTGAAAAAAGTAACAATTACCGTAACAATATTCTTAATATTATAATTTTCTTTACTCATTTTTTACCACCAAACAAGGTTACAATGCCTGTATAGGGAACAACAACAACTTCAGTTACAGAACGTTTTACGCCTTGTTTATCTGTATATTCTCTAGTTTTGTTCTGTCCCTCAACGATCAACGAACTGCCTTGAGTAACGTGATCCTTAATTAACTTTACCAATCCCTCATTAATCACAACAACTCTGTGCCATTCAGTGCGATCTTGTCCATTGATGCGCTCTTTGGTCGCCAAGGAAAAACTGACCGTTTCTTTGCCTAATTGTGTCGTTCTGATCACTGGATCTTTACCAACATAGCCAGCCAAGGTCACTTTGTTCATACTGCCTATCATCATCACGCAGCCTGCCTTACAGAGATTAACCCTTTGTTCTCAAGATAGTTAAACGCTGATGGAAAATGATTTTTAGTATAATTAATCCACCAAACATCAGGATTTTTCTCTTTTTCAAGCTTCAAAACAGTTAATTGATCCACATTGGAAAGCGCCAGAAAAGCATGATCCTGTGCATGTTTTCCAGCATCAGCACTCCAGCTTTGCTTTTTGAGGGAACGCTGTGCCAAATCACGCACAACCTTGGAAATGTAGGCCACAGGATATTCTTTGCCATGGCTTAACTCGATCGCCTTCATGACAATCTCACCATCTTGCTTGGCTTCAATGAACCAAGTCTCCAGCAACTCTTTGCTTTTTTGGCCATGGATACCCGTAGCAACCTTTAATCGATCCATTGCTGTTTGCATCCACTGAGGGGATAGATAATTCAAATCATCAGTCGTTGAATTTTTCTTTTTATTAATTTTTTCTTTTTTAAATTTTATTTCTTTCTTCTGTTTAAGAGAGCAATCCGCTACAAGCGTTGGTTTTCCTAGATTTTGTTTACGATAATCGTGCGTTTTTCCATCGATTATCGTGCGATCATCGTCCAAGCGCAAATCACCTTGATGGTTATCCACATTATCGTTCATTCTTGCCCGTTGTTCACGAGCAATACGACGACTATAAATCACTCCATTTTCATCAACAGAATAAACGCCATTATCTTTCAAGACCTTTAATAAACGTTCAGCACGGTCTTTTCTGATCCCAACCCGTTTCGCAATATCCGCAGCCGTCATTGCTTTGCCTTGAACTACCAAGAAACCAACACGCTCACTTTTATGCATTAAACAAACAATGTTCATCCAAAGCCCTTGAGCAGCCATATCGCAACTTTGCAGGCCTAAATCATTAAGCCAAGCATCCCACCAGAACTTACCCCATGGATATTTATTGGACATGACACGCACCTCCACCGTTCTGAATATGAAAAAAACAATCTGGTTGTACAGAAATATCTTTAAAAAAATGAGGAGCCCTTATTGCGCCATCAGAGCCTGCAATCAACATGCCTTTTTCTAGCATCTCATCAATCTTAGATTGTATGTCTTGTTTTCGTTGCCCAGTTAATAAACGGATTTCCTGATTTCTTTGTGCTGTCGTAATACATAAAATCTCACCAAAAGAGCCATATCGTCCCGTACTATTGAACATCATTCGTAATAATGTCATGAAAAAATACTGTAATTCCACAGAACACCCATTCTGAGTAAAATAATCCTGCACTTCCTGCTCTGAAAGATTTACAGCTTCATATTTAGACGCTATATTTTCCATTGCTCATTCCTTTTGGTATGCGAGCCATTGTGAGGAGCTAGGTCGCCAAACTTTACTTCCTCACAATGATTAAAATGTTTTTTCTTGTTCATCATGTATTACCCATGACTTCTTGATGATATTGATGAATATTTAAATAAACATGAGCATCAATCTTTTTACTTTTGCCAACGCAAAGTGAAGATAATGCATGTTTGCTAATTCCAACGGCTTTTGAAATAAGACATTGAGCTTCTCTTTGGATATATCCTTGCTGTTTATAAAATTGCAGCAATTCATTCAGCATTCCTTGAGTGTTTTTCTTAATATCTAATGATGTAATCATGGAAACATTCTCATTACATTCCCAACGCACGGCGATAAATATCAAAAAGCGTTTCTTGCTCTTCTATTTCAGAAGGTTCTTTTTTGCGTGCACTGATAATGCGTCGAACAACAGGCACATCAAACCCTGCTTGATTTTAGCTTCTGCATAGATGTCTTTTAATATCATTGGCCAATCCTTTTGCGCTCTTCTTCCAATCGTTCAATCCGATCAATAATGCTTCGTAGACGATCTGCTGCGATCCCACCGACTTCTGCTTCACTCATGATGCCCCCTGGCTTTTGTTTTTAAATTCTACATAAAGTTCTTTAAGATTTTCATAAACATGTGCGGGAATAAATTTAATCTCCTCGCTTTTAATATTTTCCAGCGTAGAAGCCGTTGTCTTTACCCGAGAAGCAATCCATAGATGACATCTATGAGAACTTTCAAAACGCACTGGATGTAATTGACTATATATATTGTCCAAATAGAACTTGGCTTTATTATTCATCTCTTGAGCTGTAAACACAATTCATCATCCTTTTAAATAAACACCATGCTCAGCCAACTTCTCCTGCAACTGATCATTTGTACGTCTCAGTCTTTCAACTTGCTTCTTAAGATCCTTATGCTGCTGCCAAAGTGTTCCTTTAACTACTGCAAAACTAACGAAACCCAACCTTAACTCGCTATATCCATCACCTTTATCAAATCCAAAACCACGCCAAGCTGCGGTCATAATTGCTGTAAACATTTTCTAGCCTCATCAATTCTTTCGTTAAATTCTTTTTGTAATTCTGGACAATCAGCCATTAAAGTCATCAAATCATGCATACGAGGCGCATTTTTCCCATATAGCCAATTTCTAAATGTAATAATTGCCCAACCATACTTTCTGGAAACAACTTTTGCTGCGTTTCTAAAGTCTCCGTATCGTTTTTGTAATATGTCTTTGCGTCATTTCAACGCACATTTCATTATTAAACATAGTAATATTTCGATAACTTTTTGATCTAAAACTTTTCATTTAATTCCTCCATATTAAAACCATGGTACGGTTACTAATATGGAGGAACGGAAAGCGTATATTTAAAAAAAACAATCTCATCCCTAAGCTTATTTAATCCACGCTTTCCCCTTTCCTCTCCAACTTGGAAAAGAAAGGGCAGAGTATGGTGGGAAAGGAATTTGACTCATCGTCTGTTATCCTTCAAATTAAACATTGCGAATCAATAATAAAATTTGAGGGAAGAATGTTAAAAAGAGCCATCAAACAAATTGCTTTGTTAATTGTAATATCTGTCATCATCATTATAGTCAGCGGAATAATCACTAGTGCAACAACAAACAATGCAAATACTTTTGCAATCATCGCCTTTCCTTCTCTTTTGATCCTTTTCTTTTATTTTATAAGTAAAGAGATCAAATATAATCGCTCTTTGCATCAACCCAACCTTTCAATTCAATCAACAAAAACCAAAAAAACTTCAAAGACAACTTCAACAAAACCTACACCAATTAATAAAGAAATTGTTATTGAATATAGCGATTCTATAGGTGAAGTAACCACTCGAAAAATTCGTGTTAAAGAAATAAAATACGATAAATACAAAAGAAAAATGGTTCCTTACTCTCTTTATTCATATTGCTTTGTAAAGAAAGCACCCAGAACATTTGTCATTCACAATATCATTTCTGCTTATGATGCTGAAACAGGGGAAATCATTTCGGATATTCCCAAATACTTGATGCAATGACATGGTTATACTCCTTTCGTTGGTCGTTCGATAAAATCTGGCCATGGTTTATCCTCTGGCCAATGATCGGAAAGCCATCCCACCGCACGTTCATAATTACGAACGGTGATAGTTTTTCCATGCTTCAAACTGGAAATTGTTCTACCACAATTAAAAATATAAATAGATAAAGTGGGGATTGTAATTTTCTTACACTCACAATATCCAGAACAAAGGGTCAATAACTTATCGATCATTTTCATAAACTCGATCTTATAGGGAAAATACCCTACAAATCAAGATAAAAATACGCTTTAAACCCGAATGACAAAAAAAAATATAAAAGTATTGTACGCAGTATGCCAAATATTGATCTATTCAATCAAATTAATACAATATTAAAAAACAAAGGAATTAGCGCCTCTCGTGCTAGCGTTCAGGCTGGTCTGGGTATTGATTTTATTCGCGATCTAAAAAGAAGACAATCTCGTCCAAAATTAGAAAACTTACAAAAATTAGCAAATTATTTAGACATTGATATAAATATCTTTTTGAAAATATTAGATGAAAATATCGTCATGAGAGATACACCCACATCAAATTCTTTTTTTTCTACTATTTATATTATTGGGCAAATTCAAGCTGGACAATGGACACAAGCCACCGAATGGCCAAAAGAGGATTGGATTCCTTTTCCATTTCCCATGGATACACAATATAAAGACTTTCCTACCTTTGCCTTAAAAGTCAAAGGTGATTCTATGAACCTGCTCTATCCAGAAGGTTCCATTGTTATTGCGATTAATTTTTGTGATTTGGGTCGCAATCCAGAAAATGGTGAGTGTGTGGTTACAATTCGTCGAGATCCCTTAACCGATTGTTATGAAGCCACCTTAAAGGTCGTTCAAATACGAGATGATGGCTCTGTCTTATTATGGCCTCGCAGTGACAATCCAGACTTCACAAAACCCATACAACTTCCTAAAATAACAACACGATACCAAGGAAATGGTATGGACGGTGACAGTTCATCCGCTCCTGACATCTTAATTCAAAGCCTTGTCATCTGGTCTTTTAATGTGGCATCAAAAGTAACTTTATAATTTTATTTTATAGTGATTGTTGCTACATCGATTTTTGCATTATACGATGTTCAAAAATGGAGAGTAAAACAATGAAAAAGATAATTTTAATTAGCGCACTAGCCTTGTCCCTACCTATCTCAGCCAAAGCTCAACAAACCGTAAGCCAAACAACCATCAATCAAGCCGTCAAAGATGCAAAACAATATTTTTGTGCTAGTGGTAGTTCTGGCTTTGCCAAGCACATTCAAAACTGCTACCAAAAAGACGGAGCGTCCGACAAATGTATTTTAGAAGATATGTCTTTATATTCATTTGATAGTGAATTTCACAAAGTCATTAAAAATCAAACAGGACAGGAACCACCAACGGATGATTTTTTAACCGAAACTGCAATAAATGCACGTGCAGACAAGTATTTTCTACCTAAATTTGGCAACATGGATAAACTCTATACTTACTTAAGGCCTGGAGTAACTCCACTAATGGATATTATGGGAAAATGCTTAGTAGAAAATATGCAGAACCAACAAAATACACAATCCACCACACAACAGCCAAAACAACAAAACAATACAACCACAATTACCAAAGAAGGCGATGGACAAACACAAACCCCACCCGTTCAATTAAAATGTCCCTGTATGGTTCAATGGAAAACTATCAAAGATAGTGATTTTAGCGTATTTGATTTTGAATTAAAACCTGTTACAGGTGGCTTTCCGATATCGATTGCAACAATGCCGAAAACTAATAGCGGTGAATATTATATTCCCGCCAATCAATCTGGCCAATATATGATGAGTATTCAAAGTACGGGTCACTGGGCAATTCAAATACAACAAAACTATCAACAATAAACCCAAACATTCATACGGCAAGGTTTCTCTTACACCTTGCCAACTCCGTAATTAATCGATGATACATTTAAAATCTTATCTACTTTATCATAAAAATTAGGGTAAATACCCTATTTATTTATTGACATAGGGTAAAATCCCTAATATACCTATCCTCATGACTACAATGGTCATGGGGCTTTTGATGTTGACTATTCAATCTAGCGTTTGCCGCGCACTCCTGAAACAACATCATCAAAAAGGTGGTTTATATTTGTACCACCGCTCTTTTATAGCAAAAAAAAGGAAACAAGACCGCCATCCTGTTTCCTTTCACTATAATTCAAAGGACACCAACATGCCTAAAAATTACAAGAACAACATATATCAAACCACCGCCTTTGATCAATACCCATCAGAACAACGCAAAGCCCTATTGGAACAAAGAAAACGCATTATCAATATGCGCCTTCAGGCTCAAAGTCATACGAACTATCCAGAAACTTCAGAGTATTATTGGACACAATCCAATATAGAAGCCAAATCCATGCAAGAATGGATCAAGAACAACCCTCCACCAAGATTAACGACAAAACCACAACAAAAACCCATAAGCCAAGTCAAACGGTGGCTTCACGGTTTATTTGAGCAGCAATACGCATAATGAATAAATTTAAAATATTAAAGAGCTGAACAATGGCAAAGAAAAGAAATAACGATCAAAGCAAAAGTAGAATTATCGAATTTAAAGAGGAATTTGAAAATCTAATAAAAAAATATAAGATTATACCAAACCCTATCATTGGTTTTGATCTTATTGCTTTTATGTCTAATTACAGCGAAAGACAAATATCTAGATTAGCAAAAGACGATCCTACCTTCCCAACACTTTATGAACTATCCTATCATAATAAAGGATGTAAGCTTAGTGAAGTTGAAGAATGGATAGAGCTTTTTAATAAAAAAACTCCCCCCAACTCCAATACCAAAAGCATTCCTATGACAAACGCTTCGCAACCTTTGCAAGCTCACCAATAGGCTTCAAATCTTTAGTTATGATTTTTTCCCATTCAGCCATTAACTCTTTACGCCTATTAAAATGTGTTGTTCGATTATATGCTCCCTCCACTTGATCTTTGGGAGCATGAGCCAAAACCAAATCAATTACAAAGCGATCTTGCGGAAAATGTTCATTCATAATTGTTGAAAACATCGATCGAAACCCATGAGGTACATGACGCTGATAATAACCTGCACGATTAATTAAATATCCAAGTGCATTCTCGCTCATCGCCTTTCTAAAGTGGCGACCATTGGGGAAAACAAACTCTAACCCTGCACTCCATTGAGCAACAAGCTGTAATATAGCCACCGCCATTGAGCATAATGGTACGACATGCTCTCTTTTCATCTTCATTCGGCCTGCAGGTATCCTCCATATAGGATCTTCCCCATCCAAATCTTCAAACTCCACCCAACGCGCAAAACGCAACTCACCAGGACGAACAACCGTTAACAGCAAAAATCGTAACGCAAGCTTTGTTACAGGGAATGATGGGGTATTATCAATTTGTTGCAGCATCTCAATAGCTTCATCCAAATCAATAATTGCCGGCTGCCTGCCCCGCTGCACAGGTGATAAATTAGATGCAATTATCTGGGCTGGATTACTTTTACATATCCCCTTACCTATCGCATATACAAATACTTCACCTATTCTTTGACGAATACGATGAGCAGTCTCTACAGCGCCTCTATTTTCAATTTTATGTAAGATGTTCAAAATGACATCAGGCTTACCTTCCAAGTCACTGATTGGAATATTACCCAATAATGGAAACACATCCCTTTCCAAACTATGAATAACATCATAGGCATGACGCTCAGTCCAAAACTTCTTTTTAATCTCATGCCACTGACGTGCTATAATTTCGAATGTGCTTTGATATTGTGAAGCCGTAAGCTCCGCCTTTAATAATTTATCAACCTGAGGATGTCGACCTTCACGGACAACTTTTTTTATATCCAATAAAGCCACGCGCGCATCCGCCAAAGACATATCTGGATAATAACCTATTGTTATTTGAGTTTCTGGTTGCCCTTTAACTTGATAGCGAACTCGCCAAATTTTAGAACCTGATGGTTCAACACTAAGAAATAATCCTTTTTCATCCGTTAAACGGTAGCGTTTATCCTTTTTCTTGGCTGCGCGAATTTTACTATCATTTAAACGATCCCGTTTAATGACTTTAGGAGATGATACATCCTGCGAATTATTTGACAT